GGCTACAGCAGGGTGTGGATCTAAATAAAATATATTCATTATTCTTCTTTCGGTAAAGTGGTTTTTAGATACTCTAAATTCTCTTTACTAAATTTAACAAAATAATCAGTGTTTGTCAAGGCTAAATGTGATTTATTTAATTCATCAATATATGCAACATTAATAAGAAAGTATGGTGCTTTTGTACGTGTGGCTACGCCACCTACGTTAAAGGTGTCATCGGGGTGAAAACAAATAGTTTTAATATAACCCATCTTTCTTTTTCGTAAACCCTTATTAACCCAATGCTGAAAGTTTTTATACTCATGCATTTTTATATCAGATATGTGTGCGATTATCATAGATGTATATTCATCTTCTTCATCCCACTCATCTATCATTTGAAATAAAGGGATGGTGTGTCCTATTTGAAAAACTTCATACTTTAATTTACCAGAAGCTCTTTCCTTTTCTACAAAGGGACATATTGGGAAGCCACCAAACGCTTCATTGGGTGTTGCCAACCAATCTATATATTCATTTATTTTTGCAACTATTGTTTCTTTATCTTCCATACTGGCACTCCACATACCTCTAAAAACTTTTTACCATCACCTATACGATACTCATCTATATAGTAAAATCTTTTGATACCAGCAGCTACTACAAGTTTAGCACAACTTATACAAGGTGTTTGAGTACAATAGATTATGCAACCCTCTGTATCAATACCGTTACGAGCTGCATAACCTATTGCATTTTGTTCTGCGTGGATACCCATAAAACAAGACCCATTAGAATCTTTTCCACACTTTTCTTCACCACCATCATCTATACAATTTAAAGAGCCAGACGGTGGCCCATTGTATCCGAAAGAAATTATTCTATTGTCTTTGATCAACAAAGCCGCCTGTTTAGCTTTTACACAAGATGATCGTTGTGCAACTAACTTTGTTGTTTCTACAAACAAATCATTAAACGATATTCTACTCAAAACACTCTTGCGTCTTTTCATCGTATACTACTTGACCCGACCTATTTAATAACCTATTACCATCTTGACTATACTTTTGATTTTGGCCAAGGGTCATATACTTTAACATTATACTTATATTGCCAAAATCTTCTGCTAACTTTTTCAATGGGCCATAAAAATAAGTGCCAGGTTTTTCATCTACTTTTTTTGCCGGCCTTATTAAGTGTTCTAATGACATTGCTGACTCCGCACTTTTTTGTTTACGTCTATACCTCTCATGTTGTTTTGTTGATTCATCTTTATGCTTTTCCTCTTCTTCTCTTTCTAGAAATCTATCCAATCGTTCACGTTCTGGCTGAAGTTCTTTTTCATATCGTTTATCATCATCATCATTATTATTATTGCCCTTAAGTTTGCGTAGAATAGTTCTAGTGCTTGCCATTATCACTCCTTATGTTATTTCACAGGCTCCGCCAGCACAAGCAAGCTCACCTGTTAAATTAGTGTTATCTATTACCTCTATTACACCCGACAAATCTACTTCTCTTAAATTATTGAACAATGTATTAAATGTTTTTTCATCGGTATCTTCAAAAGGCATCTGTTTGTGACTACCACCAAAGTAAGGCAATACAGACAATCCATTGTAAAAATCGCGGTTGGACCACATCCACTTACCTACTTCTTTCCACTCTTCATCTTTAACAGATACAGTGCAAGAAACATTATGTGTGTTGTTGCCACCATTATGACCTGGAACAATCCACCTTTCGTAAATATCTTTTACTCTATTTAATAACTCTAAAGAAGTTTCATGCCTCAATATTCCATTCTCTGGCGCTCGTTGAGGAATAGAAATTATAGCTTGAGAATCAGCTTTGAAGAAATCATCCTCTACAAGCTCTGGATGGTTAATAGCTAAGTAAGAATAGATAGCTTCATTCTTACCTACTCGTATACGGCGAATATAATAATCATTATGCCATGCGTGAATACCGCTAGAAGTACCTAATACACAAGATGTGGTGCCACTTGGTTTAACTGTAGTAACTCTGGCAGCATAATTAATACCCAACTCTGCTGCATAATACTTGTTAGTATCAACCGCTAATTTAGCTGCGGCTTCTAAATCTAACCTCTGCACCTTACCACTACCAATGCCTGTCATCCCAATACCTAAAAGAGCATCTTTCTCTGTAGTTCGCCTCCATATATCTCTCAAGTAATGAAAGTTTGTATAGGCTGCTTGAAGTGTGCCGATAAGAGATGCAGCAGAAACTCTATCATTAAGGTCTTGCTGTGTCTCTACATCACTGACATTTACTTCACATAGGTTGCAAAACTGAAACGGCCTTAATGCAATTTCTGCACAAGGATTAGTGCCCCATTCAGAATCATTTGTAAAATAAACACCAGGTTCGCCAGCACCACTTTCTTTTACCTTTTCCCATATGTTAAAGAAATCTTTCTTCTTTACTCTATGCCTCACAACTACAGCAGAGTTATTGGCTCTTGCTCTTTGGGGTTCTGTTTCCCACCAGTCTCCGAATTTGCATTGGAGCATATCTTGATCATCAATGGAAAACAAACTAATAGTAGCAGACCTACGGATGCCGCCAGATAAAACTGCGTCTGCAATCCAACAGACGATATCATGTACTTCCAAAGTGGAGAGTTGTTCACCATGTTCTTTCCTATCAAATATTCTTTTAATGTTATGAACGCAATCTTTTAATGGTTCGGGACCAGGCGCCTTACCGCCGCTGGTAATAAGCATAGCACCTTTAGGTCTTATTCCACCAAAATCAAAATCGGGTTCGGGTTTTCCACCAAGGTAAGATTTCATTAACATCTTAATACAATCAGCCCAACCCTCAATACTATCACCAACTAGATATCGCCGCTTCTTAGTAGGCTTAGTTATTGCCGGTAACTTTTCAACATGATGTTTTTGTACGGAATATCCAACGCCAGTTCCACCCAATAATAAAAACATGACTTCGCTAAACGCCCGATAGTCATCTATAGGTAAAAACGCACAATTATATACACGCGATGGTGTTTGTTTGATTGCTGCTCCTGCAAACTGTAATGACCTCATAGATGGTAAAACTTTTTTATCATACACTAATTGATAAGCTTTTTCTATATTAGATCTAAGCTGCGGAAAATTTGCAATGTGCATATCACGGTTTCTTGTAATAAGTTCCTTCCATGTCTCTCTTCTTTGTTCAGTTGGAAGATACCGTGCATACTTCATATGCACTGTAACTTCAGATAAAATCTGTTGTGATATGTCCAATGTTATTCTCCGTTTGAGTTTGAGGGTAAATTCTTTACACTTTCATAACCGTCCTTAAAAAAGCCTCTTCCAAATGCTATTCCTACTGGCGAAATAACTCTATTTACTTTCTTACTTTTACACTTAGGGCATGATTGTTTTTTATATTTATCATACTCTGTTACCATACATTTGATTTCAAAATCGTGATCACACTTTTTACACTTAAATTCATAGACCATCAAACACTCCTTTTGCCAGTTTTTTCTAACCTATGAATAAACTCAGTATGGCCATTATCAGAAGTCATTAATACTTCGTACTCAACAACCTCATTAGTATACACTTGCTCTTTTGACATCAACTCATTAGCCATTCTAATAACATCGTCTTTTTTTGTATCTCTACGATGAGCAGAATAGATGTGTGATATTTGAGTATCACCATTTCCCCAACGATAAGTTTTAGATATCGTAAACCTTTCCATATTTTATGCTTCCTCTTTAAAAGTTCTATATAAAGACTTCATTTTATCTCCACCGTTCAACATATTATTTACCTTATCACCAATAGATATACCGCCAGTTGAAGGCATATTTTCATTCAAATCAATAAAGCTACGAGCAGGGTCCATGTCAATATTAAAGTTAACATTAGCTTGACCCATACGGTTCTTACCAATATGAAATTTCCTTTGCGAAAAGGTACCAAAGAAATCTACGACCATCGCTTTATTAATCGCTTCACCAACTTTATCAATAGTAATAACATCATCATTGAACCCTTCACGGTTGCTTTGAGTAGCTGTCCAAATCGGCAACTTCATCTCCATAGACAACGCACGAAGATCTTCAAAAATACTTTCCAACTCAAATCGTTTCTGATCATATCCACGGCGACTCTTCATCAAATCGCCATAATCAATTATGACTAAATCGGGACTAAACCCACTAGATAACAACCTTCCCATATGAAACTTAAGCGTATTGATTGTTGCTACCTTTGGTGGATATTCTTTAATAAACAATTGGCCGCCATCAAAACGAACCAATTCATTCTCTGCTTCAGACATTCTGCCTCTCAATTCTTTTGTGGGAATGCCTGTAATACGACTATCATAACGATTGCCTACATGAGTTTCACTCAACTCAAATGTATAATGAATAACATTTTTACCAGCAGCTAAAGCTCCAAACCCAAGATTAACTAGAAAGAATGATTTACCACCGCCGGTAGGTGCCATCACCACACCCAACTCACCATTAGCTAAGCCACCATCTAATACATTGTTTTGATCTAATAGGGGAAAGCCGGTCGGAATGCAGGCTCTCGTATGCACTTGCTGTCGTGACTTGAATGAATCAAAATAATCATGGCCCATATCTTGTTCAGTACTAATCTTTAAACTATCTTCAATAGTCTTTTGAATCTCTTCAAACTTACCCTCTTTAAGCAACTCTACTGATTGTAGAATTGCACCCTTCATAGATTGGTTCTTGCAAAACTCTAACGACTTATCCTTTGCATACTCAATCTCTTGACGATTAACTTTTGTTTCTATATCCAATAAAACATTTATTGTTGACTCTTTAAGCTCTCCCTCTGGATACTGAGAGATTTCTGTCTTTAAAGTATCATAGGTTGGTGGTGCATTATACTTATTAAAAAGTTTTCTTATCTCTAACCAAACTGTTTTGTGTGCTTCAGATGTGAAGTATTCTTCTTTTAAAACCTCAAAGCTCTTTTCAAAAAAGTCTCTATCAATTAAAGCCGCTTGAAGAACACAATTCTGAAAATTTGTTCCAAAAGACTTAAAAGAATCAACATCCGTATACGACATTTATAATCTCCTTACAGTATTACTGGTTCGCGTGAAACTGACATGAACGATGAAATCCAATTATCAATATTAGTTGGCGATATATCTTCGCTCAACAACTTAAG